CCATTAACTAACTCAGCAGCCTTTCCTTCTGCTGGTGAAATAAGAATTGGTACAGAAGATATAAGTTTTACAAATAATAATACTACAACAAATATTTTAAGTGGTGGTGCAAGAGAAGTTAACGGCACTACCAAAGCAGGACATAGTGGTGGTGCTACAGTTACAGATATTTCTGGTTTTGCTGGTTGGGGTGATCCAGCCTCTTCTGACTTTACAATTGACCCAGGTTTATGGATTCTTGATAACTACGGTACTAAATTAATTGCACTTATATATAATGGTAAATGTTTTGAATGGGATGCTTCAGCACCAGGAGCTGTTAATACAAGAGCTACATTACTAGCAAACGCACCTACCGCATCGCGTCATGTATTGGTATCTACACCTGATAGACACTTGGTATTTTTTGGTACGGAGACAACTGTAGGAAACTCTACTACTCAAGACGATATGTTTATACGTTTCTCAGATCAAGAAAATATTGATGGCACAGATGCTTATACAGTAAAAGCAGAAAATAATTCTGGTACACAAAGATTAGCAGATGGTTCTAAGATTATGGGTGCTATTAAAGGTAGAGATGCAATTTATGTATGGAGTGATACCGCATTATTTTTAATGAAGTTTGTAGGTGGAGACTTTGTATTTGCCTTTGAACAAGTAGGTACTAACTGTGGATTGTTTGGTAAGAATGCTTGTATTGAGGTTGATGGTACCGCTTATTGGATGTCTGAGAATGGTTTCTTTACCTATGATGGTCAGTTAAAATCTATGCCATGTCTTGTTGAAGACCATGTTTATGATGATATAAATGCTACATCTAGAGATCTTATTAATGCAGGATTAAATAACTTGTTTGGTGAAGTTAATTGGTTCTATTGCACAGCTGCATCGGATCAAATTGACAGGGTAGTTACTTATAATTATTTAGACTCATCACCTAAACGTCCTATATGGACAACAGGCACTTTACCTAGAGCAGCGTGGCAAGATTCTGCGGTATTTGATAAACCACATGCAACTTACTACAGACTATCAGACAATGCATCATCAGATGTTGTTGGTAATACGGACGGAAGTACGATATACTATCAACAGGAAACAGGGACCGATCAAATTAATGCTGGTGGTGTAACAACTGCTGTAATAGGTACTATTACTTCTGGTGATTTTGATATTACTCAACGTAGAAGTAACACAGGACAAACAGTAGGAATGCCAGACCTTAGAGGAGATGGTGAATACATTATGAGAATTAGTAGATTTATACCAGATTTTATTTCACAAACAGGAAACACTGCAATAAAATTTAAAACAAGATTGTATCCAAATAGTAGTGAGACAACCACTTCATTTACTTGTAGTCCTTCTACAACTAAAAAAGATGTAAGAGTAAGAGCTAGACAAATTGCATTAGAAATTGCTAACACAACTACAAGTGAAGATTGGAAACTAGGAACATTTAGATTAGATATACATCCAGGAGGAAGAAGGTAATGGCTACTGACCAAGAGATACGAGACGCAGGTTTTAAATATATCCCTCAACAACAATATTTAGCAAATCCTTTTGAGATACCTACTTCAACAGAAGAACCTATAATTGATCAAGGTATTGTAAATACAAATGCTTTTGCTGGTGGTCGTAGTGAAGATAAATTTAATGTTTATAATCCAGATCCAAATAAAATAAAAAATTATAGACCTAACTATGAGTATAGACAATTTGCCGATGGCTATGATCCTAATTTGTCTCCTACTATGAATATGAAAATGATGGAAGTTGATCCCAACTATAAGGGTGCCGATTATTATAATCCACCAGATCCTACAGGACTACAAAACCTTGTTTCATTCGCAGGTAACTTTATGCCAGGAAAAGGAGTTGCAACATTTTTGGATAGTTTTATGCCAGTTAATAAAAGATCTATTATGGAAAATGAACTAGCTGGTATGGGGGTATCTGTAGATGACATTGGCAGAATTGTTCAAGGAGAAGGTGATTATAACACAGCTGAAAATGTTATGGCTGGATACAATGCGGCAGCAATGAGTGCCGATACTTTTGATAAAAGAATTGCTAGACTAGAAAAAACATTAGAAGATAAGTACGGTAGTGCAACTTACACAGGCGATAAAACAAAATTAGACGAAAGATTAAAAGCTGTTAAAAAAGCTAAACAAAATTTCTTAGATGCACAAAGTATAACAGATGATATCTATGATTTTGAAAAAGAAGAAAAAGAAAAAAAGAGAAAAAATAATATTTTATTTAAACTTTTTAATAAAAAAAATAAACAAGGTGAACAAGATATTACTACATCAACTGATGGTAGTGGTGGTGCAATAACAACTATTGATACTCCTACTAGTCAAGGTAATGGCGGTGGTAACAGAATAATTAATATAACTAATCCATACAGTGGTGGAGAAGGTGGAGTGCAATCTAATTTTGGTGGACCTACAGGAGTTGATGCCGGAACTGCGGACATTCAAGACTACGCTGATATTTATGCTAAAGGTGGAAGAGTTGGTTTTAACACGGGTGGTCATTCAAGATTTGAAGTAGGGTCTGGTTACTATGGAGAAGATACAACCAAATCAGTTAGCGAAGAAGGGGGAGGTAACAACCAAAACAAAACAATAGTTAATACAAATGATAATAATAAAATTGTAGATACTTCAAATTTATTCTCTAAAAGTCCTGAGATAAGTTTTAATCTTTCAGATCCTAAAAATATTGCTCTTTTAAATGCAAAATTATACAATAAAAATATTTTAGACAACGATGATGTAGATTTTGAAAGTACTTTATCAAGTTCATTGGGTCCATTTAATTTTGTTAATTATTTTACAGATGAAGGTCTTAAAAATACTAATGTTTCAACAGATGCATTAGGTGGTTTAATTACTTCTAATATAAGTCCAGATAAAACTTTACGAAACATAGAATATAACAGAGGGCCTTTCACTGCAGGTTATAATAATGGCAACTACTATGCTAAACTAGGTATTAATTTTAAAAACGGAGGACTAGCAAGTATTTTATAATGGCAAAAATTGTACAATCATTAACTAGAGCTGAACCAGAATACAATCAAACTAATCTACAATCGTTAATTAGGGATCTTGATGCAGTAATTACAAAATTAAATACTTCTTTCCAACAAGAAGTAAAACAAGAGATAGAAGCTAAAAGTTTCTTTTTAGAATAATGGCAGTAGTAAACCAATATAAATTTGTCGGTAAAGATAATGATACTACAGGAGGTGCATTAGCTGTTTTTGCAGCAGGTAATCCAGGTGTAAATGAAACTATAATTATTAAATCTATATTAGTCACATCTGCTGGTACACCCACAGTGACAGTAACAAATAATAGTATTACAGCAATTAAATCTGCACAGTTAACAGCTAACACAACAAAAGAATTATTAACCCAACCTTTAATTGTAGAAGGTGGGTCAGCTTTTACTATACAATCAAGCACTTCAGATTCATTTGATTTTGCAGTTAGTTATTTAAACATTAAAAAGGAGAAAATAGACTAATGAAAACTACAGTAATTGACGGACAAGAGGTGCCTGTTTTAGATGCAACTAGTGTTGAGACTACTTACAGGCATATGAAAACAGGAGAGGTTTTTAAGGAAAGAAAAGACTGGGAAGCCAAGGGTTTTAAAGAAGAAGAGATGGCACAAGACGTAAAAGTTATGATGCCTCCTCTTGATTTAATAGGTAAAACAAAGTAAACATAGGGATTAAGGTAAAATTATGGCAATATCTAGAATGCAAGAACCCAGACAATTACAGGCAAACGGCGGAATTATGACATTACAAGATCCTAGACAAGGTTATTTTCTAGGTAAACTTGTAAAGAAAGCTAGTCGTGCTGTAAAGAAAATTACTAAAAGTCCTTTAGGTAAACTAGCTTTATTAGGTGGGGGAGCTTATTTAACAGGCGGTCTACTAGGTGGTGGCGGCGGTATGGGTAATTTCAGAGCTTTAGGAAAAGGTATTGGCGGTTTATTTAGAGCAGCTAAAACTAGAGGCGTTGATGACAAAGGCGGTTTTTTAAGAAGTTTAATTAGAGATGAAAAAGGTAATTTTAGTTTAGGTAGAGCAGCGCTTTCAGGTTTAGGTGCTACAGCTATAGCAGCTCCATTCTTAATGGGTGATGATGACGAAGAAGAAATTGTAGATGTTATGGACCCAAGATACCAGGTTCAAAGAGCAAGAGATTATTACACAGGCCAAGGGACAGCAGGTGCTGGTTTAGATTTTATGCCACAAAAACAATATGTAATGGAAAATTTTTATGCAGCTGATGGTGGACTAGCTAATATTGATACACCTAAAAGAGGTATAGTTGATGGACCAGGTAGTTATGCTGGTTTTAGATTAATGAATGAAAACATGGATAGAAAACCTCGAGGTAAATTTGATTTCATGACAACTACGGGGCCTTTAACAGATCAACAAAAAGAAATTTTAGCAAATATGTCTGAAGAAGAAATAAAAGAATTACAAGAAAAAGGAACTCTTTTTGATTTTTTAGAAAACATAATAAAAACCCCTTTTATAATAAGAGGAGGTGATATGACATATGCTAATGGTGGCCGTGCAGGTTATGCAAACGGCATGATGGTTGAAGAAGATGACGAAGAAGAATTTATAAGAACAGGTGCAGGTATGTCTAGAAGAATGCCTAAAACATATTTAAACATGGGTGGTGGCGCAGGTCAACAACAAGCAGAACAAATGCTTATGATGGAATATGTAAAATATAAAAACAAAGGTGGCACATTATCTTTTGAACAATTTGTAAAAGCAGTAATGCAGGCATCAGAACAACCAGAAGGTGCTGGTATGGAGCAACCGCAAGCAGTTCAAATGGCAGCCAATGGTGGATTAATGACTCAAGTGCCGGGTTATACAACTCCAGAAGGTTACAACAAATTCGACTACCCTAGTGGTGGAAAAGAAGTTAGAGTCGGTAAACAAGAAGGCGGAATTATGGAGACTGAAGTATCAGAAGAAGTAATGCCTTTACTTGATATGGGTGGCAAAGAAAAAGATTACAGAGAAACAGGTGGTTTTGTAGAGCTTGGTAGAAAAGAAAGAGCTGACGATGTGCCTGCTAGATTATCTAAAAATGAATTTGTATTTACAGCAGATGCTGTTAGAAACGCTGGAGGCGGAGATATTGACAAAGGCGCAGAAGTTATGGAAAATTTAATGAACAACTTAGAACAGGGCGGTGAGATTTCTGAAGAGTCACAAGGTTTAGAAGGAGCGCAAGCAATGTATGAACAACAACAAATGTTACAGTCGAGGATGATATAATGGCAATAGCAGAATTTTTAGAACCGGCAGTAAAAGATTACGCTGAACAAGCGAAAGCCACTTACTCCGCACCAATTGATACAACTAAATTTACCGGTAGACAATTTGTTGCTGGTGAGGATCCATTACAAACACAAGCAATTAATCTTGCACAACAAGGTGTAGGATCTTACCAACCTTTTTTAACTGCAGCTCAACAAGCACAAACAGCAGGAGCAGGACAATTAGGTGCAGCAGCACAAACTA